GACAAGAACGGCAAAACGAAATTGCTGGCTGGTCCCGAAGTCGACGCGTCTCTCCAGCGCACCGCCTTCAACACCGCGACCGTTCCCGAAGGAGGCAAGCTCATCCTGTGGATACAGGGAGCCCTGGCACCGAAAGTTCGCAAAGGATAACACACAACCCGGGGGCCTCGGTAATACGGCCGGGGCCCCCTCTAACCGAAAAACAAAATGGCCGTTCAAGCAGACATTTCAACCGAGTACAGCATGGGCCGAGAAGGCTTCGAGCTGTTCACCACTACCGCAGCGCAGACCGGCGCTTGGTCTGGCTTGATCCCGATTGAGCCGACGGTGTTCACGTCGATCACCGGACACCGCATTGCCGGAACTTGGACATCCAAGACGATTCCCGCTGGTTTCCCGCTGGTGGGCAACATCACCGGCTTCCAGATCTCCAGCGGCTCTGTGGTGGCGTTTAACGCTCGCGCCTAATGATTTCACTCGGAACATCAATCAACAGGACACGATCTGTAAGCCAGATCATGCCCGAGCCTCCGATCATGCGGAGGGATGTTCTGCAAGAGGACGAGACCTTCCTTCTTCAAGAGGATGGTGTGAGCAAGCTCGTCATTTCATTTGGAACCTTCGACAGCATAGTGCTGGAGGACGGGACCAGTTTCCTTTTACAAGAAGACCTCGGAAAATTCATTCTAACCGTTTACTGATATGGCAGATTCAAAGATTACAGCACTGACGGCGTTGACCGCCGCCGATCCCGCCAATGACATGATCCCTATTGTGGATGTGTCAGACACGCCACCAGCGTCAGGGAATACCAAGCGAATCTCGATCAACAACATCCTCGCTTGTTCGCCATCCGCCACCCTCGCCAGCGCCACCATCAGCGGCGATCTGACGGTGGATACCTCGACGCTGAAGGTGGATTCGGCGAACAATCGGGTGGGTATTGGGACGGCGAGTCCGGCTGAAACTCTCCATGTTTCTGGCGGAAACATCAGGATGTCGATCAATCAGTTCCTTTATCTGTATTACGGTTCCGCTACCAACTACGCATCGCTTGGGGCTGATAATTCTGGTAACGTCCAAGTTTTCACTGGTCTTAGCTCTCCCGCGAATCGCTTCCAGATTGCGAACGATGGTGTTTGCACTTGGTCCAACGTCGGCGGAGTCGCTGGCACCGCCATGACTTTGAACTCCACGGGGCTGGGCGTGGGGGCGTCTCCCGGTCAGAAATTGGATGTTGTCAGTTCCACTGGGTGCGTCGCTCGCATTCGTGGAGGAAGTGGATCAGGGCAAAGTGCCGCGTTTTATGTCAGCAACACCGCTGGTACATCTACGCTGGCCGCTTTCGGTGACGGTGCCAACATGATTGGCGGAACGGTTGATTCGTCAGCAATGGTCTATGCTGGAGCAAGTATTCCGCTGGTGTTTTATGTTAATTCTGCCGAGCGGATGCGTATCGACTCCGCCGGAAACCTCGGCGTGGGGGTTACGCCGAGTGCGTGGACATCTAGCGTAAGAGCTGTTGATATTGTATCTGGCGGATTAGGCGTTTTCAGCGGAGGTATTACCCACAACGCTTACTTCGACAACACCGATGCGCGTTGGGAGTACAAGGGAACCGGACCAGCTACTTACTACAATTTACAGACTGGCGTTCACCAATGGTTTGTTGCGGCTTCAGGAACCGCGAACAATCCGATTACCACATTCGCGACGGCAGCAATGACCCTCGATGCGAGCGGGAATCTGATTCTGTTGTCTTCAAACACCCCCGCAACGCTGACCACCAACGGCCAGCTTACCGTCAACGCCACCAGCAACACCAACCTCCGCTTCTCTTATCGCGGCTCCGATGGTGTTACCCGTGTTGCCAACCTGACCCTCGCCTAATATCCCATGATTACCCTCTCTTGGATCATCGAACGCCTTCTCGTCCGCAAAGTCGAAGGCACTCTCACCGATGTCGTCATCACCGCCGACTGGCGTTGCAACGGCTCGCAGGAATCGTTCAGCGGAACTTGCTACGGCTCATGCTCGTTCGCTCCGCCGAGCGGTTCGTTCACGCCATACGAGGATCTGACGCAGGATCAAGTCTTGAGCTGGTGCTACGAGAACGGTGTTGATAAGACCGCCATCGAAGCGAACGTCACCGCGCAGATCGAAAACCAGATCAACCCGCCCGTGGTGAGTCTGCCGCTGCCGTGGTTACCGCCGGTTCCTCCGCCCCAGCCCGAGATGATCGTGCCTCCGATGTTGCCTCAGGTTGAGCCGGTTTTGGTTGCGGAGGAGCCAGTCGTTTCCGACACTGCCGCCTGATATGATCAAGATCGAACTCACTCAGGAGCAGGCCAACCAACTGCTCCAGCTCATCGACATCGCCGTGAAGGCTGGCGGAATCGCCAACGCGAAGGCCGCTCTGCCGCTGGTCGATATCATCGTCAACGCTGCCCAATCCAAGCCTGAGTAACACAATGGACGCGACCAACCACGCAGGAACCAACGGCCCGATCATCTCACTTGCAGCCGCTGCTGGTGCTACCGCGGCATCGTTCATCCCGGTGCTGACCGATTGGGTCCGACTGGCTACTGCTGTGGTTGGTCTGATCTGTGCGCTCTACGGCGCCTACAAGCTCTTCTTCAAGAAATGAAAAACACCAAGACAACTCTCGCCGGTATCGGAGCCATCCTCGTCGCAGTCGGTGGGGCCTTGAAGGCCATCTTCGACGGTGACCCGACCACCTCGGTAGACCCGACGGCCACCATTGCTGCCATCTCTGCCGGCATCGGCTTGGTCATGGCTAAGGACGCCACCGAGAAGCTCGAGATCAAGAAGTCCGAGTGAACTGGATCTACCAGATCCTGAAGGCCCTGCTCGACTGGTTCCGAGAAACACCCCCCACCGATGTGCAACATGGCAAAGCTCCCGAGGCCCTCAAGAGCGATCTGGCTGATCGCATTGCTGACCTGCCTGGGCTGCCAGGTGGCGAAGGTGGTCCTGGTCCCTTCCGGTGATCCAGTGATGCTGGCCAAGCCGGTGAAGGCCAGTGTGTACGGATTCGACAAAGACAAGAAGCTGGTGGGGCCGTCCAAGGTGACGCTGCCTGCCGGCTGGTACGTCCTGCCTAAAAACTGATATGGCCCAGCAAATCATCAACATCGGCACCATCGCCAACGACAACACCGGGGACACGCTCCGGGGCGCCGGCCAGAAGCTAAACGACAACTTCGACGAGATCTACGCCGCGCTCCCGCTGGTAGCCCCGTCGACCTGGGTGCCGACGCTGACGGACTCCGGCGGCGGTCGAACCTACAGCTTCACCATCAATACAGCCCGTCACACGGCAATCGGTTTTGTGGCCACCTTCACCGTGGACATCACGGTCAACTCGGTGACCGGATCCGCCACCGGCGACTTGCGAATCAGTCTGCCGGATCCCGTGTCCTACGACGCTGCCCTGGCCATCTGGTTGGACAATGCCACCAACCAAGCCAAGACCGCAGTGATCGGAAAAGCTGTCGGCGGCACATCCTACGCCGCTCTGTACCACTACGACAACGGGGACTCGACCAGCCTGGCCGGGCACCTACAGGCAACCAGCCGCATCGTAATCTCCGGCACCTACTTCACCGCCTAAATGACCATCATCGGCTCCAGTCTCCAGCAGGGCATGACGGTGCTCCAGCAGATGCTGGGGGCGCCGATGTTCATCTGGGAAGGCTCGTCGATCCGGTGCATCCCGGCCATGGTCACAGATGCCAACACCCCGGTGGCTGGTGGCTTCCAGGACAACGTGGCATCCCGGATCCTGGTCAAGTTCAGCGATTGGAAGACCTGTGACAGCACGCTGGTTACGATGGACACCACGCTGTACACCCTAGATCAAGGCACCGAGTTCTCGAGGCTGCTCAAGGAGGACGGCTACTATCTGCTCCAGGAAAACACCGACCGAATCGCCCTGACCTTTTGCAAGCCGCGGCCGGTGGTCGGCCGCACACTGGTGTACCAAGGCCGGACCCTCCGGATCCTGTCCTGCCGTGTGGATGCATCTGGCGCCTACTACAGCCTCGAACTAGGAGCGAAAACCCGGTGAGGCCTGTCGTCAACATGACGGTGGATTCCAGCCGCTTCGATGCGGCAATGAAGGCCTATCTGCTGTCGACCAGCCGAGACCTTCACAAGGCGATCAACGCCCGGTTCTTTTTCCTGATGGTTCGGTTGTTCGTCCTGGTGCCGCCTAAGAGCCCGGGACAAGAACGGCGCCGGATTGCCGACTACCTAGGCAAGCCCCTCGGCGATGTGAACCGTAAGAGCAAGAAAACCGGCAAGCGCATCGGCAAGTCCCGATTGCTTCGTCGGGTGCACCTGATCGCCCAGGCGCGCGAAGCCAAGGCAGGCCGCCGCGGTCTCTACGGTGAGGAGATGAAAGCGGCAGCCTCGGCCCTGATGCGGAAAGCTATCGGCTCAGTCGGCTATTTGCGCTCCGGTGTTGTAAAGATCATCCGGATCTACAACCGAGGTTTTACCCAGTTTCAAAGCCCGAAGTGGAAGCCACTGTCAAAGCCTGCAGGCTACAAGGCGCCCAAGAAAACAAACGCCGCTCTTGTGGCCTTGGCTAATCAGTACGGCCTGCCCGAGGAGAACGTCGCCGTTCACAAGGGCACCAAGGCCCGAGGTATTCAAGCGGTTCCCGGCTTCAACCCAACAGCCTCGGTGGTCATGACCGCTGGCGTGGCCGACAACCAATACAACCGGGTGGCAACGATCTACAACCAGGCCATGCAGAAGGCCATGGACGACGAGCTGATCGAGCTCACAAATCACATGACCGAGGCCATGCTTGCCAACGGCAAGGTACTAGAGGACAACGGTATCGCCATAAAATGAACGCCGTCGCACTCAGAGCAGAGAAGGCCGTAGCAGACTACCTGGCAGCCGCCGACTGGTCGGCCTCCGGCGCCGGAACGCCCACCTGCCTGACATCCTACAGCCGCGG